TCCTGACCGTCGTTGGGCGCAAGAAGTTATGGAAGAGTGTAATGATTTTCCTAGCGGAGCTAACGACGACTCGGTAGACTCTACAACACTAGCACTGATGCGGTTCAGACAGGGTGGGTTTATACGCCTGCCGAGTGATGAGCCAGAAGATGACTATCTATATAAGTACCGGCGCAAAACGGCATACTATTAGGAGTGGATATGGCTACGCAGAAATTTATGGGGCGCAATCAGTTAATAGACCGGCTTGCCGCGCAGGTGGGCAACAGAGATTCTGCAATTAAAATCTTGCAAGACCGTGGTCACTTAAAAGCTGATGGCAAAACATACACTGCTGAAGGCATGAAACGAAACATGATGACCGCTGAAGAGCGAGCTAAAGATAGAGCGTCAAAGAAGACAGGTGTTCCGGCTACGCAGTTTGCGTACAACCCCAAAACAAATATGGCAAGGCGAAGAGGTTAATTATGGCTATTGATAAAGCACTGTATGCAGCTCCCCAAGGCATTGAACAATTGGCTGAGCAAGAAGAACCTCTGGAGATCATGATCGAAGACCCAGAAAGTGTAAGCATTAAACAAGGCGATATGGAGTTAACTATTGAGCCAGAGGTTGACGATGATGAGTTTGAAAAGAACCTTGCCGAAGATATGGATGAGGCACTTCTTGCCACTCTTTCAAGCGATTTGATTGCTGACTTTGATACAGATATTTCTTCTAGGAAAGATTGGATTCAGACCTATGTAGATGGGCTTGAGTTGCTTGGGTTAAAGATTGAAGAACGTACAGAGCCTTGGCCCGGCGCGTGTGGTGTATATCATCCGTTGCTATCAGAAGCCGTAGTTAAGTTTCAAGCTGAAACAATGATGGAGACCTTCCCTGCGGCAGGTCCTGTTAAGACCCAGATCATCGGGCGCGATACACCTGAGAAGAAAGACGCAGCTCAACGAGTTCAGGATGATATGAACTATCAGTTGACTGATGTGATGGAGGAGTATCGCCCAGAGCATGAGCGCATGTTATGGGGCTTGGGGCTTGCAGGTAATGCGATTAAAAAAGTGTATTACGACCCGAGCCTTGGTCCGCAGGTCAGTATGTATGTGCCTGCGGAAGACGTAGTTGTGCCATACGGTGCGTCAAGCTTACAGGCAGCGGAGCGCGTCACCCATGTAATGCGAAAAAACGCTAATGATCTACGTCGTTTGCAGCATGAGGGGTTTTACCGAGACATTGATCTTGGTGATCCTGTCAGTGTGATGGACGAGGTAGAGAAGAAGATTGCTGAGAAGTTAGGGTTCCGTGCGACTGAAGACAATCGGTTTAAAGTCCTTGAGATGCACGTTGAGCTAGACTTGCCCGGCTATGAGCATACAGGTGACGACGGGGAAGAGACAGGTATTGCGCTGCCCTATGTAGTGACAATTGAGAAAGGCACTAACAACATCCTAGCGATTCGTCGCAACTGGAGACCTGATGATGAACTCTGTCATAAACGCCAGCATTTTGTTCACTATGGGTATATTCCGGGCTTTGGGTTTTATTGCTTTGGGCTTATTCATCTTATCGGTGCTTTTGCTAAATCTGGCACTTCTATTATCCGTCAGTTGGTTGATGCTGGCACTCTATCTAATTTGCCCGGCGGCTTTAAAACTCGTGGGTTGCGAGTAAAGGGAGACGACACCCCTATTGCTCCCGGTGAGTTCCGTGATGTAGACGTACCAAGCGGTTCGATGCGTGACAATATCATGCCCTTGCCGTACAAAGAACCAAGCCAAGTTCTGTTTTTGCTTCTGCAAAATATTATTGACGAGGGTCGCAGATTTGCTGGTGCGGCTGACCTCCAAGCGTCTGACATGAGCGCACAGTCCCCAGTTGGGACTACTCTAGCAATTCTAGAACGTACGTTGAAGATGATAAGCGCAGTTCAGGCTCGTGTTCATTATTCGATGAAGCAGGAATTCCGTTTACTTAAAGAGATCATCCGTGACTTTACTCCACAAGAGTATTCCTACGAGCCTGAAGAGGGTAGCCGTAAAGCTAAGCAGTCTGATTATGACATGGTGGATGTACTTCCTGTCAGTGACCCTAATGCTTCAACAATGGCGCAGAAAGTTGTCCAGTATCAAGCAGCGTTACAGTTAGCGCAGACTGCTCCACAGCTTTATGATTTACCGTTATTACACCGCCAGATGTTAGAAGTTTTAGGTATTAAGAATTACCAAAAATTAGTGCCTATTCATGATGATATGAAACCGCGTGATCCGGTAACAGAGAACCAGAATATCTTAGCTGGAAAACCTGTAAAAGCGTTCTTGTACCAAGACCATAAAGCTCATATTACTTCTCATATGGCAGCGGCTCAAGACCCGCATATTCAACAGCTTATTAGTATGAACCCTCAATTAGCGCAGGCAGTTTCCTCTGCTCTTACTGCTCACGTAGCAGAACATTTAGGGATGGAATACCGCAAGCAAATTGAGATGACTATTGGACAAACATTACCTCCTTATGAAGAGGATGCTGATGAAGAAGATATGACTCCAGAAATGGAAGTTCAAATCTCTCAAATGGTTGCACAAGCTTCGCAACAACTGCTTCAACAACACAAGCAAGAAGCTGCGCAGCAACAAGCTCAACAGCAACAACAAGACCCATTGATCCAGCTTCAGCAACAAGAACTACAGCTCAAAGCACAGGACTTGCAACGTAAAGCTCAGAAAGATCAGAGCGATGCACAACTTAAATTAGCCCAGATGGAAGTTGAACGTGAGCGTATTAAGGCACAGTCAGAAACCGCTGGCGCACAACTAGCAGTTAAAGCTATGGGAGACCGTGAGCAACGCCGTAATGCCCATGAGTCAGAAGGTGCAAGGTTAGGAGTTGATGCGACTAAACACGCTATGAGTATCCAGCACCAGAAAGAGCAAGCACGTATTCAAGCAATGCAGGCTATGCAATCGGCAAAAGATAGGGAACGCAAACCACCTCAAAAAGGTAAGTAATGGAACACGACAAGTTAGTAGACCTGCTTGTGCAGGACATTGATAATAAAGTAGACCAACTTCAAGATGCCCTTGGTTCATTTGCAGCTAAGGACTTTGCGGAGTACAGCAAGATGTGCGGTGAGATTAAAGGTCTTCTTACAGCGCGGCAGTACATGACAGACCTTACACGTAACTTGGAGCATTCAGATGAATGAAATCCTTATCGGCTCAAACCCCGATAACCCGCAGGTAGTAGGTATGTATCGACCCGAGGCCACCGCCGAGGACAAAGCAACACAACTTCCTAAACCCTCTGGCTACAAAATTCTTTGTGCTATTCCAGAAGTGGACAAAACGTACGATAGTGGATTGGCAAAAGCTGAAGAAACTATGCACATAGAAGAGGTTTTAACTACGGTTTTATTTGTAGTTAAGCTTGGTCCTGATTGTTATCTAAACAAAGAAAAGTTTCCTACCGGCCCTTGGTGCAAGGAAGGCGATTTTGTTTTGGTGCGCCCAAATACAGGCTCAAGGCTTGTGATTCACGGGCGCGAGTTTAGGATGATCTACGACGATTCTGTTGATGGTGTAGTTGACGATCCACGCGGCATTCGCCGTAAATAAGGAGTAATCATGGCTGAATTTCAAGAAGAATTTAAATTCCCTGACGAGATGGATGGCAAAGAAGTACAGGTCTCGGTTGGGGACGACGATATTGAAGTAAGGATTGAAGACGATACGCCCCCAGAGGATCGTAACGTTGACCCGTTGCCAGAAGATATGGCAAAAGAGCTTGAGACCGCTGATGAGTCAGAGGACTATTCTAATAACGTCAAAACCAAATTTAAGCAGTACAAGAAAGCTTGGCATGACGAGCGTCGGGCTAAAGAAGCTGCGCTACGAGAACAGAATGAAGCTCTTGCTGCAGCGCAACATATCCTTGATGAAAACCGCAAGTTAAAGAGTATGCTTGCCTCTGGTGAGAAAGAGTTAATCTCTACTTACCAATCATCTGCTGAAATGGAGTTGGAGAAAGCTAAAAACAACTATCGTGAAGCCTATGACACTGGCGATACTGATAGATTGATGGATGCTCAGCAAGAAGTAATTGCTGCCACCATGAAATTAGATAAAGCTAAAAACTACAGGCCAACTGTACAAGTTGAGGAAAATGATGTAAAAGTACAACAGAAGGCTCCTCAACAGCCACAAATGGATGGTAAAGTTGCCCAATGGGTTGCAAAAAATCCTTGGTATGTTGACCCAAAGAAGAAATCAATGTCTTATTATGCAGTTGAAACGCATGAAAAGCTTGAGCAGCAATTTGGAAAAGCATTTGTTGGTACAGACAAATACTTTGAAATGATTGATGCAAGTGTTCAACGCAAGTTCCCAGAAGAATTTGGCGGGACATCAAACGCTACGCAGCGTACAAGAGCAAGTTCGGTAGTCGCCCCTGCAAATCGGAGTACTTCCCCCAAACAGGTTGTACTTACCAGAAGTGCAGTAGCCCTAGCCAAAAAATTTGGCTTAACACCTGAGCAATATGCTCGTGAAATGACCAAATTGGAGGCTTAAAATGGCTGATAACAGATTAACTCGTGAGCTAGAAACCCGTGCAGTTCAACAGCGCCCTCAGCAGTGGGCACCTGCAGAATTGTTACCTGAGCCAGATAAACAGGACGGATTTGCTTACCGCTGGATTCGTGTTGCTTCACTTAACAACTCTGACCCACGAAACCTCTCTGCCAAACTCAGGGAAGGATGGGAACCAGTAAATGTTAATGAACAACCTAAGTTCCAACTGCTAGTCGATCCCAATAGTCGTTTTAAAGACAACATTGAGATTGGCGGTTTATTGCTTTGCAAAACACCAAACGAATTTGTTGCCCAACGCAAAGAATACTTTGCTAAACAGACACAAGCTCAGACGGATGCTGTAGACAATACTCTTATGCGCCAAAGCGACCCACGGATGCCGATGTTTAAAGAGCGGAAATCTACGACGAGCTTTGGAAAAGGTTCATAAATTTAATCAGGAGTCTTAAATGGCTTATCCTACAGTTTCGGCCCCTTACGGGTTTAAACCGATTAATCTTATTGGCGGTCAGGTCTTTGCAGGCTCGACTCGCATGATGGAGATTGCATCGGGTTATGCTGTTAATATTTTTTACGGTGACTTCGTAAAACGTGTTATCGGTGGCACTATCGAGAAAGATACTGGCACTACTGCTAACACTCCTTGCGGCGTGTTTCTTGGTGTGAGTTTCACTAACGCGTCTACTGGTCAAATCCAACAACAACAATTCTACCCAGCAAGCCAGCAAATTGCTTCTGGTACTAAGATTTTTGCTGTTGTCGCTGATGATCCAGATACGTTGTTCCAAGTTGCAGTTTGCTCATCGGGTACTACGATGGCTACTGTTACCAAAAACGCTATTGGCACTAACATGTCAGTCTTAGCAACCGCTGGTTCAACTGCTACCGGTAATTCAAGCTACTCAGTTTTGAGTACTTCACCCGCCGTAACAGCTACGTTCCCAGTTCGCGTCATCGACGTTGT